GACCCTCGCGGCAACTTGGCCCTCGTCTATTGCGGAATTCTTGACCACTTTCGACCGAAGTGGTTCGTCTGGGAAAACGTCCCAGGCGTCTTGTCAAGCAATGGAGGACGGGACTTTGGTTCCTTCCTCGGGGCGTTGGCTCAACTCGGGTATGGGTTCGCCTATCGAGTGTTGGACGCTCAGTTCTTCGGAGTGGCCCAGCGACGCCGCCGTGTGTTCGTTGTCGGATACCTTGGAGACTGGCGACCTGCCGCAACGGTTCTTTTTGAGCGCAAGAGCTTGCGCCGGGATACTGCGCCGAGCAGAGAAAAGGGGCAAGTCACTCCCACCCTCACTAAAGAAGGCACTGGAGTCAGTCGCCCTGGCCACAACGAAGATGGGTGGTATGTAGCCGCAACTCTTACCAAAGCCGGGGCCGGTGGGCAAAACTTTGAGTGCGGAGAAACGTATATACCGACAACAGTGGGAACCTTATGCGCGGATACACACTCAGGAGCGTATTCTGGACAAGATGCTTATACGGGCAGAATTATTTCTGAACAAGCGGTTCGTCGCCTGACCCCGGTAGAGTGCGAGCGACTGCAAGGATTTCCTGACAACTACACCGACATCAAAGAAAACTGCCCTGACGGGCCGCGCTATAAGGCGCTTGGAAATAGTATTGCGGTGGATTGGAGGGCGAATCAATGGCCAGGACTAAGTCGCGTATCTCTGAGCAGGTGCCAAGCCTTAATGGCTGGGGTGGGGTGCGCTCCATCTCCCGCCGGCTAGAGCGCTCGGCTACCATTGTTGAAAACCGGGAGGCCGTGGCTTTTTCTTTGCTGTCTATGGCCAATACCAAGATCACAGATATTCTAACTTGGGACGAGGACGGAAATGTCAAGGTTAAAGCGTCAAGTCAAATTCCTGACCACGCCTTGCAGGCGATCAAAAATATCAGGGTCAAGCGTGAGAAGGATGGTACGCAGACGCTGGACGTTGAACTTTACGACAAAGTTGGCGTGCTGCGTCTACTTGCAAAAGCGTCTGGACTTCTTGATAACCCAGACGACGGAGACGACAAACCTTCGGTTATTGGTATTAACGTACAAGCGCCTGATCCAATTGATGTTGAGGTGAAAGAATGATCGACCTAGTCGTAGGCTTTGACCAACGAGAGGCTGTGGCGTATCACACCTTTTGCCAATCTGTGATTAGTCGTACTAGCCAGCCTGTGCGGTTTACTCCGCTTGTGGCTCACGGTTCAGACGGAAAGAGAGACGGATCAAATGACTTCATCTATTCAAGGTTCCTCGTACCGCATCTCATGGGCTACCGTGGTTGGGCCATCTTCGCAGACGGGGACATGGTCTGCCGTGAAGATATCGCCCGACTCTGGGAAATGCGTAACGATAAGTACGCCGTCATGGTCGCCAAACACGAATACCAAACCATGCACTCCCGCAAGTATCTTGGAAATAAGAACCACGACTACCCCAGAAAAAACTGGTCAAGCCTGATCCTGTGGAACTGCGAGCACTCAGCTAACCGCAGCCTTACGCCAGAGATGATTAAGCATCTAGACGGCCCGTTCCTGCATCGCTTTAGCTGGCTGCACGACGGAGAGATAGGGGAAATACCTATTACCTGGAACTGGCTGGTACTAGAGTATCCAATCAATGAGTATGCGCAGCTCTACCACTACACCATTGGTACGCCATGCTTTGCTGACTACCAGACTACGGATCATAGCGACTTGTGGTTTATGGAATATAAAAAGCTAAACGGAGGATTGGATGATTAACTTTGACGACTGGGTGCGCTTAAGGCAGGATGCACGCCAATGGTCTGAGGACGAGAAGGCGTGCGCTGAAATCGCATGGAAGGAAGCAATAAAACTATTCAAAGGAGATTCAAATGCCGGAACATCTACTTGCCCAAAGTGCCGCATGGTTTGTTTTAACAATGGTTTTTGTTATCGTTGTAGCGGGGTGGCTTGAATGGCGGCGTGGCTAATCGCCGTGATTGGAGTCGTCTATGCAATCGTTGCTTTCGATCTTATTAGACACGGCAATGTGGGTCTTGGTATTGCTTTTGTTGGCTATAGCTTGGGCAATGTCGGACTCTACCTAGCGGCTAAAAATGGCTAAGACTAAAGAACGCAGCTCCAAAGAACTGCCTGTAACAGGGCTGAATCTAAACTTCAGTAAGTCGCCTGAAGTCTATAAGTTCATTGAGTCAAACTCGTTTGTGCAAGGACTCATGGGGCCAGTAGGATCAGGCAAGTCGTATGCCTGCGCTGCCAAGATTATGATGAAGGCAGTACAGCAAAAGCCTAGTCCCATAGATGGAATAAGGTACTCGCGATGGGCTGTGGTACGTAACTCGTACCCAATGCTCAAGACCACAACAATCAAGACTTGGCTTGATCTGTTTCCAGAAAACACCTTCGGGCCGATGCTCTGGACGCCGCCGATTACCCACCATATACGCCTCCCATCTAGGGGAGACGCCTCCGGTATAGACATGGAGGTCATATTCCTAGCGCTTGACCAACCAAAGGACGTGCGTAAGCTTCTGTCCTTAGAGCTCACAGGCGCCTGGGTCAACGAGGCTAGAGAACTACCAAAGGCTGTGATCGACGGGCTGACTCACCGGGTTGGCCGCTACCCAACCAAGCGCGATGGTGGAGCAACCTGGCACGGTATCTGGATGGATACCAACCCAATGGATGACGACCATTGGTGGTTTAGGTTAGCCGAAAAAGAAAAGATGACTGGGCAGTACGGCTGGTCATTTTTTAAGCAGCCAGGTGGGATTGTCGAGGTTTCCTCAGAGGATCTGCCAGATAACCCAGAAGCCAACGACCATATCTTTGCGTCCGGCAAATGGTGGAAGCTAAACCCGAAGGCCGAGAATATCGACAACCTTCCGGCAGGCTACTACCAGCAGATGCTCATGGGTAAGAACCTAGACTGGATTCGGTGTTACGCCGAAGGCAAGTACACCTACGTCCAAGAAGGCAGACCAGTCTGGCCGGAGTACGACGACAATATGATGGTGGACGACGTTGAGTACGATCCAGCTCTGCCGATCCAGGTGGGGCTAGACTTTGGATTGACGCCTGCCGCAGTCATAGGTCAGAGGCTAAACAATGGCCGCTGGGTCATAGTCCATGAGATCGTAACCTTTGACATGGGACTAGAACGCTTTGGCCAGCAGCTCTTAGCTGAGCTCAACGCTAGATTCCCCAAGTGCCAGATTATGCTTTGGGGTGACCCGGCTGGTATGCAAAGAGATGCGATCTACGAGGTAACCGCCTTTGACCATCTGCGCACGCTAGGTCTCAGAGCCCAACCTACACATAGCAACGACTTCAAGGTTAGACGGGAAGCATCGGCTGCGCCCATGCAAAGGCTAATCAATGGCAAGCCTGGTTTGATTGTGAATAGGCAATGCAAGCTCCTCCGGAAAGCCCTTGCCGGCGGGTATCATTTTAAGCGTATTGCGGTAGGTGCGGGACAGGAAAGATTCCGCGATGCACCAAATAAGAATGAACACTCACACGTAGGCGACGCCTTTGGCTATCTCCTGCTTGGCGGTGGCGAGCATAAGCGCATGACCAAGAGTGGACTAACCGCAGATACTCGGATAGCCCAAACGGTAGTAAACGCTGACTTTGATATCTTCGGTACTCGCTGAACGGCTAAACCAAGCCAACAAACGAAAGGGGCTGTTCTTTATGCCCTTCTCCCCTGCTCACGTAGACCGGATCAAAGTTGACTCCGAGGAGGTCTTGGTCGTAGCCAGGCCAGACGAGATCAAAGACTTGCTAACAACTCAGGCCAATATGGGCGGCGCAGTGACTGCCTTTCTAAACATGGAGCCCATTGCCATCTTTGGATTTGTGTCTATCTGGAAGGGTGTCGCTGAGACATGGTTAGTGCCAGACGAGAAGGTAAGGAAAATTCCTGTAACCCTTACTAGGGTTGGAGATAAGGTGATGGATATCGCAATGATATCTATGGGATTGCACAGGATTCAATTAACCGTTAGAACTACGGATAAGCGCGCAGAGAAGTGGGCATATGCCATAGGCTTTAAGTGCGACGGGGTCTTGCGCAAGTACGGCGTGGACGGGGTAGATTATTTAATGATGTCGAGGGTCTGATATGGGTGGATTATTTAAAAAACCAGATACTAGCGCGGCTGATCGCCAGATTGCTGAGCAGAGGGCCGAGAATGAGCGCCTTCGCAAACAAGCTGAAGAAGAACGGGTTGATCTGGCCGAACAGGCTGCGGCCAAACGCCGTGCTCGCCTGCGTGGTGGATCAAGGATGTTGTTGTCAGAAGCCCGTGTGGCTCCTGAAATTGGTGTAGAAACTTTAGGCTCTATGGGCGCAGAAAGGACTTAATCATGGGTGGAACTGTTTCAAAAGCTTTAGACAGAGCTCTTGGCAAAAAAGACACGCCAGCTTTTATTAAAGAAGCTGTGGAACCAATAGCAAAAGCACAGGGAGAAAAGCCAGCCGCACAAGCAGCCGCTGAGGATACGGCAGCTCGCCGTCGTGCTCGCCGTGGTGGCCGTGCGCTTCTGTCTGAGGCTCGGATCGCTCCTGAGACTGGGCTACAACAAACTCTGGGTACTGGCGTCTGATGATGGACAAAAAAGACAAGATGCAAAAGAAGGTGGCCAAGGTTATGCGCGAGTACAAGGCCGGTAGCTTGCACTCTGGCAAGGGTGGCCCAGTAGTCAAAAGCCAAAAGCAGGCAGTGGCAATCGCCATGTCTCAGGCAGGGATGGCCAAGAAATGAAGCCCGGACTCTATGCCAACATCCACAAAAAGCGTGAACGTATAAGCGAGGGTTCAGGCGAGAAGATGCGTAAGCCTGGTTCCAAAGGTGCGCCAACCGAGGAAGCATTTAAGAAGGCAGCCAAAACTGCCATGCGTCCAAAAAAATGATCTGGCTTGCAGTCATGTTTTTCTGTTTGTCGGAAAACGACTGCAACTTTTGGTACAAGGAAACGCTAAGGCCAAGCGAGTGCGAAAGAGTGCTTGGCAAGGCAATGGACGTAATGAAAAAGAATGACGTTCCGGTGTATTACGGCAACTGTTTGCCGGTCAAGGGAAGCGAAACATAATGGCTGTTCAGGTTCAACAAGAATCGTTTACGACTAAGTCGAGGTTTGTAACCCCGACGTATATCGACAAGGATGGCAATAGCTACCTAACGTCGTCTGATCGGCCATTCCCGGTAATCGACGTAAACCATCTGCGCCTGCATGAGGGTAGGGCATATTACGTTTATAAGCTTTACCCGTACAACGCTGGTCTTGCTGCCGGCGCATCTGTTGATATAGCGATTGCTTGGCCGTCTGGATATACGCCCCACGCAGTATTTTCTTACAGCTCACCAGGCGAATCAGAGTTCTTTATCTACGAAAATCCCACAACCAGTGGCGGCACAGCCATGACGATTTACC